GTTTCAAAGACTTTAGATTTGGAATGAGTGCAATCATTGCTTTAGCCCATGATGTACTGGTGATGCTGGCAGTTTATGCAGTATTTAGAGTGCCACTCAATAATTCATTTATAGCGGCGATGCTGACTATAGTGGGATACTCTATTAATGATACGATTATTATTTTTGACCGTATCAGAGAAAATAAAGGCAAGATGCATTCAGATGATGAGCACATCATAGACGAAAGTATTAATCAGACATTAGGGCGTTCTATTAATACCTCTTTAACGACATTGATTATGATTGTGCTTCTCTATATTTTAGGTGTAGAAGCTGTTAAAGAATTTGCGTTTCCGCTTATCATAGGAATTGCTTCGGGAACCTATTCTTCCATTTTCATAGCAAGTCCACTTTGGTATGAGTTAAGAAAACTCAAAAAGAACCCTAACAAAAAAGTAAAACCTAAAACAACTTAATTTAAAATCAATAGGCTATGCCCTTTTATTTATTATAAGGGCATAGCCTGTTTTATAGCTACAACAAGGTGCATGGAGAGGTATAGCATAGCTTAAAATAATACTTGAACAGAGTTGAGTAATAATAAAATAATAAAATAGATAATATAAAATAATAAAATAGGCAATATTTGCTTGACAAGAAGCAATATTGTGATATAATATTTTTTGTAGCCGAAAAGACAAGCAGTTACAAAATTTGGGTCATTAGCTTAGTTGGTAGAGCATCAGACTCTTAATCTGAGGGTCCTGGGTTCGAGTCCCAGATGGCTCATAGCTTTAAGTATGGTTTACACGTTGTTTGTAGCCACCGTGTAGCCACCATACAAAATTAACATCATAATAAACTTTTGAAAAGGTCGTTTTGCACATCAGCAGCGGCTTTTTTTGTTTGTTCTTGCACATGAACATATATATTATATGTCATTTGAATAGTGCTATGCCCAAGCCAATCTTGAACCGTTTTCACGTCAACTTTAGATTCAATCATTCTAGTGGCAAATGTGTGACGTAGAGCATGAAACCCTACACCGTAAGAAATATTCGTTTTTTCGTCCTTTATAATTTCTTGAGGATTTACTTTGGCTTTTTCACATACTAAATAATGAGCTCTTTGTACGTTACGTGGAGTTAAAGGGGTTCCTGTTTCAGAACAGAATACTAATCCTTGAGTGTTAAAATTTTCGACTCCTAGCTTTAATGATTTCTCGGATTGTTTTTTCTTGTGTAATTTTAGTTCGTTCACAAGCATATCTGGTATAGGGATTCTCCTAATGCTGCTTTTAGTTTTCGGTGGTTGCTTTATCATTTTCCATTCAGGTTTTTCATTATCGTGTATTCTTGTAAGTCTGAAACTATTAATTACTTTTATTTCTTTTTTTACTAAATCGGTATTATTCCATGTTAAGGCAATAATTTCACCTAACCTCATGCCGGTGAATAGCGCTGTAAGCAATAGAGGTTTATAACTTGTAGAATTCAAATTAGCCATGTAGGACTTTTGCTCATCCAATGTCAATACTTCTATTTCTTTCTCTTCTTTTTTTGATGAAGGTTTATTTACGGCAATCATAGGATTTTTTCTTATTAATTCATTTTTAACAGCATTTTCGAAGAAAGTGTTTAATAACAGATGTATTTTTTTTATATAGCTCTTGGACATATTCGTTTTTGTATTCATAAAAGCCTGCAAATTGTATGCTTTGATATCTTTGAGCTTCATACTGGCGATATTTGAATTAAATATATGATTTCTACATATTACGTCATAGCTATCGTAAGTTCCTTCTCGTACTGTGGGTTTTATAAATTCATCAAGGTAAGTTCTAGCCCATTGTTGTAGTCTTATTTCGTCATCACGAATATAGCCATCATTTATAGCTATATCATTTTGCAAGTCTATCATTTTTTCTTTTAAGGTTTTTCTATCACGATCATATATAACTTTTCTTTTTCGTGTGCCATCGGAATTATATCCAAGAGATATATTAGCGCACCATAACCCGTCAGAACGCTTGTATATACTCCCATCTCCATTAGCATTTTTTTTTGCCATATGCAACTATCTCCTTTGTATCTTATTTAAACATTTTAATAATCCTCAACGGTTTAAAGGATATGATATATTCGTTAAATGTCATTTTGTCCCCGTATCTTGCTTTGTAATGATCTAAAGCTTCTTCTATATAACATTCTGTAACCAGAAAGTATTCAGCTAAATCACGTTTGCTTTGGCAAGGATAATTAATGGCCTCTACGAGCAAATTAAGAGGTACTAAATTTTCATATCCCCATACCCTAGCTTTCCGTTCTTGTTTTACATTCAATATAGTATCTTGAGATATGATATCTCCGGCACTAGTGAAATGATGCCCTAGCTCTTCACCTATTTTACATCTTTTTTCTGACGAAGACATTTTAGTGTCTAACATCATTGTATTATCTGCATAGAAACCCTTATTTTTTCCAGTCATGTTTTTTTCTATTACCTCTATTTTTTCATCGTCAATTATCTGCTGTAAATCCAATAACAAGGCGATCCCCCTCACATTGTTCTAGTGTTGTCTTTTGCTTAGTACGTATTTTTTGAAATCTTCTAGTTCCTTCAGCTCTTCTTCTGTCCAATCCACTCCATCATGATGTGCTGCAACTGTGAGTAATTCATTTTGAGTATTATCGTTAGTGGAATCTTCAACTCCTATTATATAATCCAGAGATTTGCCAAAAAAATTAGCTATAACTTTAGCATTATCCAAACTGGGTTCTGACAAGTTATTTTCCCATTTTGAAATCATTCCCTTATTAATTTTAGAATCGTATTTTTCGTTTAATACCTCAGCAAGTTTATCCATTGTGAGTTTTTTAGAATTCCTTAGGTTTTTCAACCTTTCCCCTAACGTCTGCATGTAATTACCCTCCTTAAAATTTAGATACGTCTAAATTATACAACTATAGTTTCTAAAAAGCAATATATTTCTATAAAAAGTTATTGACTTTGAAACTTATTGAGATTATACTTGATTTAAGTTATTGTTTCTAATAAGAAACTAAATTTAAAACCACAAAGAGGTGAGAATATGATACACAAGACTGCAAACCGAAGGCACCAACCTTATTACAAATTCAGCTCATTTCTAAAAGAAAGAGGTATAGGTCAAAAAGAAGTAGCTGAATTATTGGGTAAGTCAAAATCCGCTTTAAATCAAAACATAAACGGTACAGGTGGAGATTTCAGTATTTCGGAAGTGCGACTCATTTGTAATACTTATAAAATAAGTTCAGATGAGTTTTTTATTAACAATATGGTTTCTAATTAGAAACAAAAGAGAGGTGTTTTATGAATAATACTTGCGAATTAGTAGATATGAGTGGTGTGGAGTGCTATTCACCGTCTGATGTAATCAAAATTCTTGGGATATCAAGAGCCGCCACTTATAAGCTTTTCAACACTAAAGGTTTCCCAAGTTTTTCAGCTGGAGAAAGATGTTTAAGAATTACAAAATCAGATTTCAAAAGGTGGCAGGAAGAACAAAAAAAGAATAAGGAGGAAAAATATAAATGAATGGCCTAACAGTCATAAATCATAATAATCAACAGATTTTAACTACAGCTTTTCTAGCAGATGCTTATGAAACTACTGAAAGGCGTATATCAGAAAATTTTAACTCAAACAAAGAACGATATATGGCGGGTAAGCACTTTTATTTGTTAAAGGGGGATGAACTTAAAGCATTTAAAGGCGAATACGGAAATTCCGTAGTTGCGGCCAATGTAAATAAACTATATCTCTGGACAGAAAAAGGAGCCTTTCTCCATGCAAAGTCACTTAATACCGATAAGGCATGGCAGGTTTATGAGGAACTAGTAGATCATTATTTTAAATTAGACATATATAGTTTATCAACTTATGAGCAAGAACTTAAATTATTCTCACAATCAGCGGATGCTATGCGCTTAACTAGAAGTCAGAGAATGCCAGTAGTGCTTAAACTGATGCACAAATACAATGTTTCAACCTATGGAATAGAGCACATGCTACCGCAGTCAGTTATCGATAGACTTGCTCACAGTGAAAGTGTTGATAATGTGGACAAGTTCATCATAGAAAAGCTTAGATATTCGGTTAATGCTTACATGCAAGCGATAGACCTCTATGATCTGTATATAACATGGTGTATCAAGTATGATATTAAACCGTTCAGCATGAGGAAGTTTGGCGACACGATAAGGAATAAGCTAGTTGATGGGCGTGAAATTGTAAAAATGCGTAGAGCAGCAGGTAATTTCTATTATGGGATAGAGGAGGCAGAGGATGACCAAAGAGATTGAAGAGTATTACCAGAAAAGAAGCGAAGAAGTAGGAGTAACAATGCTTCACTATAGCCGATTTGATTTTAAGACAACAGATGAAGTTGATGAATTTCTTAATACGCTTAAACGAGATTTAATGAAATATATGGAATATCTTAAGCAAAAACAGGAGGTAGAGGATAATGAGTGAACAAGAAGAAAGAGAGTTAGTGGTGAAAATAGAAGCTATAATGGCCGAAAATGAAGCACTGAGATTAAAGAATGAATCTTTAAAGAAACTTATATCTGAACAACAAAACTGGAAGGGGATTAGAGAAAGTGTAATAGTTCCAAGATTAAGAGAAAGATATGGACAAGGGGAGTGTTGTTTTTCTGTAATGTCTAATCATATAGCACAAATTGTTAAGAACCTGGTAGATGCACAAAAGATGACTGAAATTAATGAAACAAATTATGAAGAGGCAAAAGAGATTGCAAAAAAAATAACAGAAACGATTTGTGGGTTTGAATGGAGGCAATTAAAAAGACTTCAAGTGGAAGAATGGAGTAAGTGGGATAGAAAGCCACAATTATAGAAAAGGGGTACATATGAAGAAAATATTGAATGTATTAATCATCCTATCGGTTTTATTGACACCGCATTTGGTGGTACAGGCCTATGAAAAACGAGGATATGTAGCTTTTGGTGGCGAGTGGTTGATTGTTCCACTAGTGATAGCAGTAGCATATCTAGTAGAGCAAGTTAAGGCTTTATGGAGGGAGTGTTCAAATGATACATGGGAGTAAAAAAGAACATGACATATACATAGAGCAGATGCTTAAAAATACAACATGTGATGAAGTCACATTTAATATAGATACCAAGCCTTCAATACCTAATTATGAAACAGCATATACATTGCTGCTTGAAGAGCTAACAGAGACAGAGGAGGCACTTAAAGTTACTAAACATAACTTACAAGAATTTTTCACACTTATTCGGATGAATAAAGATAGCAATGAAATGACCAAACATATGGAACTTATAGCATATAAAGCACTTGATATTATGCAGGAAGCTATGCACACTAGAGCAGTTGCAATGAAAGCAATTCAGCAAATAGAAAAAGCACCCACTGACGGCAATCAGTAAGGCGCAACTTAAAAAACGTTTTATGAGTGAATTATAGCACAAGGGAGGACGCATGGCAAATATTAAAAATCCATGTCTCATGTGTACCGATAGTCCGTACTGGTGCCGTGGAGCATGCAGGGATAAACAAAAGTATGTAGGAAGCAAGGTAATCATTGATAAAAATAAGAATGGCATACGCCGAGAAAGAAGGAGATAGATTATGGCAAAGAAAATTGAAGTAGATGAAAGAGTTGTTAAAATACAAACGCATATGGACAATATGCTTGAGGACATAAATGAGATAGATAAAAAGAAAGCAGAGCTGCAGGCACTGCTTGAAACTAAGGTACAGGCTTTAAAAGATTCATTTAACCAGAGAGTATCAACACTGGATTCTAAGAGAGGCTATTTGATGGCAGAGCTTATTCCCTTATTTGAACAGGTCCCACAGCGTGTTACTAACACAATGCGTAAAGTCAGCCTGTTAAGTGGGGAAGTAGTGATTAAAAATGCTTCCAAAAAGATTGATTATGACAAGGACAAGTTACTTGAATACGCCAGATTAGAAGCACAAAAAAATACTAAGAAATACATAGCAGCCATTAAGGCTTTGGAAGAAGCTAGGAAGAAGGTTGATGAAATATTTATCCGTAAAGAATCAAATGATTTAGATACAACTACAATATCTGATCTTGAAGCAGCAATGATAGAGAGAGAAACAGCTCAGGAAGGGGTAAATGAATTAAAGCAGCATTTCAACTGGAATGAGTACATTAAAACCAAAACAACAGAAGATTTTGACTGGGCTAGATACAAAGGCATTCTAACAATCAGTGAGGATAAAATAGTCAACATGGAGACAGGCGAAACAGTTGAAATTGAGGGACTGCAAGTTACCGAGGTTCCAGAAGATATACAGATTAAATTTTCTTAAGGAGGTACGTTTATGAGTAAAGTAGTAGCAATAATGGGCGAATCGGGAGCAGGTAAAACCACTTCTATGCGGAACCTCAACCCAGCAGAAACATATTACATTGACTGTGATAAGAAGGGCCTTAGCTGGAAGGGATGGCGCGAGCAATACAATGCTAAAAATAAGAACTACAAGCAAGTAGATGCCGCTAATAAGATTACAGATATCATTGTTGGTATTAGTGAGAAGTGCCCAGATATCAAATATATCATTGTAGATACAATCAACGGAATAATGGTAGGGGATGAAATGCGACGTGCTAAGGAAAAAGGCTTTGACAAATGGGTAGATTTAGCACAATGCATGTGGGATTTAGTAGATCAGGCGCCTACATACAGGGATGATCTTACAATAATCTTTATAGCACATACACAGACAGAGCGGGATGATTCTGGATTCATGTTCACCAGGATAAAAACATCCGGCAAGAAGATAGATAAAATATGCTTGGAATCTAAGTTTACGACCGTCTTATATGCAAGAGCTGTTGGTGGAAAGTACATATTTGAAACTCATGCCAAGAACAGCACAGCAAAAACACCACTTGGAGCGTTCCAAGAGGATGAAATCGAAAATGATATTGTCCAAGTGCTGGAACGTTTAAAGGAGTTTTAAGATGTTTAGCCTTAGGTCGTATCAGCAGCACTTAATAGAGAGCTGCAGGCAGGCATATCGTGAAGGATTCCACAGTCCATGCTTAGTTTTACCTTGCGGTGGGGGTAAATCAATCGTTACGGCAGATATAGCTAAGATGGTTACTGATAAGCATAACAGAGTTTTGTTCTTGGTCCACAGGAAAGAATTATGTGAGCAAATTGAAAACACCTTCCGTAAATACGGTGTAAATATGAATCTATGCTCGGTAATGATGGTACAAACAGCTTCTCGTAGGTTAGAGAAGCTGCCAGTACCGCAGCTGATTATTACAGATGAAGGTCATCACTGCAAAGCTGGCACATACAGGAAGATTTATGATTACTATCATAAGGTTCTGAGGGTGCTTGTAACAGCGACACCTTGCCGGTTAGGTGGTGATGGATTAGCAGGGGTATGCGACACATTAGTTATAGGTCCTACCGTAAAGCAGTTGATAGCTGATAATTGCTTATCTCCATACAGGTATTATGCTCCTACGCTGGCAGACTTTACAGGTGTTAAAGTCACAGGCGGTGATTATAACACAAAGTATGTGGATGAACTTTTAAATAAGAATAAGATTTACGGTGATGTTATTAAATACTATAGGCAGCTGGCAGGAGGGAAACAGGCTATTTGTTACTGTGTTAATGTGGAGCACTCTAAAGAAGTTTCAAGGCATTTTAGAGAACACGGGATTATGGCAAGGCATATAGACGGTGATACAGATCCGGAGATTAGGGCCGATATAATTAGAAAATTTCGCACAGGTGACATTAAGATACTATGCAATGTGGGACTTATATCAGAGGGCTTTGATGTACCTAATTGTGACGCAGTAATACTTCTAAGACCTACTAAGTCACTAAGCCTATATATTCAGCAGGCAATGCGTTGTATGCGGTACAAGCCCAATAAGACGGCCATTATCATAGATCATGTAGGTAATTACCTAAGACATGGTATGCCGGATGATGATAGAGAGTGGAAACTTGACGGCAAGGTAAAGCAACGCAGTGAATACAGCGAAGAAGGTAATTTAATCGTTAGGACCTGCAGAGCTTGTTTTAGTGCCTATCCTAATACGCTGGATAAGTGTCCACAGTGTGGTGCTCAGTATATTACAGAGCGCAAGGAACTGGAACACATGCAGGAAATGCAATTAAGCGAGATTAAGGATGCCGAGAAAGAACAGGCCAGAGAAATAGCTAAAGGCAAGAGCAATATAGCTGAGTGTAATACGTTTCAAGAATGCATTGAATGGTGCAAGGAGCATGGTAAGAAAGTCGGCTATGCTTGGCACCATTGGCAAAATAGAGACTATGGAGTGAAGATTGGAGGTTAATAGTATGGAGATAGAAATAACAGTGTGGAAAGCAAGTGGTAAATATTATACGAGTGGGACAGCTAGATGTGATGAAGATATCCCCTTATGGGATGATAAATTTAAAGTTTTTGTTGCAAACAATCTGCCAGCTCGACACGGAGAAGGTTATGTGACGGTTGCAGACAAAGATGATGATCAGAGCTTTCACTATGCGCTAAAAATCCAGAACAAAGGTGGACTGATAAAATTATGAAATCAGAAATAACGATTCAGAGTGAGATCCGCTGTGCATTGTCTCAGTACGGCATAGTAATAAGACAGAATACAGGGCTTTTCTATAATAATCATGGCACCCGTACAAAATGCGGATTCCCTGGGTTATCAGATTTAGTTTTTTACTCAAAGAACGGTGAAGCAGTATTTATTGAAGTTAAAACAGCCACTGGTAGAGCTTCACCAGAACAATTAGAGTTCATAGAACGTATGCAAAGCTATGGTTACAAAGCAGGGATATGCAGATCAGTAGAAGACGCATTAAAACTAATCGGAATTAAGGAGGAATAAATATTATGGCATTTAAGGTTAATACAGGAGACATCTATGAGGGAAATCAAAATAACGGGCCAATGCCTGAAGGTGACTATGAGGTAGTTATTAAAGAGGTCAAAGAAGACAAAGCAAACACAGGGACACCTTACATAAATGTTGAGTTAGTTGTAAGGAATGATGTTGATCAAACTTATAAAAATAAGCACTTATGGTATACAATTTGGGCTTCCAAAGATACAGGTGAGTATAATGCTAAAGGTATCAATACTCTCAGCAAGCATGCTGGTCTATCTAACGGAGCGCAGTTTAATAGCGTAGCAGAATGGGGCAAGTTCTTATTCAATAAGCCAATCCTAGCAACCATTAAGCATGAAGATTATAACGGCAAGACCCGTGAAAGAGTTGCTTTTGTTGGAGCTTCAAAGTCTCCACAGTGCAATCATCAATGGGCGGCTCCTAGCAGTAATGCGGCGCCGGCAGCTAATAATACAACGGCTAAGCAGAATAATAAGCCAGCACCAACACCCAGACAAACATCGCTAAATGACGATGACGATCTGCCATTCTAGAAATAAAGAAAGGAGACTTAAACCATGGCTAATCTTAAGCCCAACAGTATACCGGATGAACTAAAAAAACTTAATAACTGGTGCTGTTATCAGCTCCTGCCCGATGAAGCACGACCAAATAAGATTAAAAAGCTACCTAAAAATGCTAAAACAGGCGGCAATGCAATGAGCAACAACCGTGATACATGGTCCAGTTATGAAGAAGCGGTTATAGGACTTAGGGAATATGGCTTTAATGGTTTAGGGCTCTTCTTCTCAGATGGCTATTTTGGAGTAGATATTGATGGTGTGGATGATGATATAGAGGCATACCGGCATGGAGATACAGACAATATCATATCTGAATTTATCCATGGATTGCAGTCCTATGCTGAGTACTCAGTAAGTGGTAAAGGAATACATATCATATGTAAAGGCGAGCTACCTAAAGGCGGCAGGCGCAGGGATAACGTTGAAATGTATTCAGAGGGCAGATTCTTCATTATGACAGCGAATCCAGCAAGTGAGTACACTCAAATCAATGAGTGTACCGCTTCTATAAAGTCCTTACATGAGAAGTATATTGGCGGTGATAAATCAGCTGGAGCTGTTAAAATACAACAATTAGAATTGACAGATAATGAAATAGTTAATATGGCTTCTATGAGTAAACAAGGACAGTTATTTCAAATGCTTTATAACGGTTCATGGCAGGGGTTTTATCCTAGTCAATCGGAGGCTGATATGGCATTTTGCAATATGTTGGCGTTCTGGTGTGCCTGTGATTTTTATAGGATGGATGCAATTATGCGATCAAGTGGTCTGGTGCGTGATAAATGGGACAGGAGGCAATCAGGCACTACATATGGCACCATTGTATTAAATAAAGCAATAAGAGACTGCAAAGAAGTTTATACGCCTCAGCAACAAGAGGATGGTTACAGTGTAAGTATTAAGAAGCAAGAACAGGTGATTAAAAAAGCTTACACATTTGATGATACAGGCAATGCGCAACGCTTCTTAGATACGTATCAAGATGAACTTAAATATAATTTCACTAATTGTCAATGGATGTATTATGACGGTCGTAAGTGGTGTGATGATACAACAAGAAGGGTTAAGGCGTATGCTGATAAATTCATAGTTGAAATGAATAAGCAGCTCATTAAAGATTGTAATCCAGACGACAGTGATATGCTCAAAGCTATCCAGAAACATGTGAAAGCGGCAAGGTCAAGTAAAGGTAAAAATAGCTTTATTAAAGAAGCTGAACATATGAGCCCTTTAGAAAATAAAAACCTTGATGCTGATATATACCTGTTTAATACTCCTAATGGCATATTAGACATGAGGACGGGAGAACTACTTCCACATAGCAGCGAAAGATTAATGAGCAAAATAAGCTATACAGAATATACCGATAAGACAGATTGTCCCCTTTGGCTAGAGTTTTTAGAGACAGTATTCAACCATGATAAAGAGCTCATAGATTTTATCCAGAAGGCTGTAGGGTATAGTTTAACCGGATCAACAGCAGAACAGATTGCATTTTTCCTCTATGGTACAGGGGGTAATGGTAAGGGTGTATTCGTGGAAACCATAGCACATATAGCTGGAACATATGCAGCTAATATTCAGGCGGATTCACTTATGGTTAAGAGCAGCACAGCAAGCGGACAAGCAAACTCAGATATAGCACGTTTGGCCGGAGCAAGATTTGTTACATCCAGTGAACCCAACGAGGGTGTAAAGCTTAATGAGGGACTAATTAAACAACTTACAGGGGAGGACAGGGTAACCGCCCGTAGGTTGTATGGAAATGAATTTGAGTTCAGACCACAATTTAAAATCTGGCTGTCAACTAATCACAAGCCTATTATACGAGGGACAGACAATGGAATATGGAGGCGTATGAGATTAATACCGTTTACTATAGAGATTCCGGCGGAGAAGCAAGACAGGAACTTAAAACATAAGCTGCTTAAAGAAACTCCAGGTATATTGAAGTGGGCAGTTGACGGGTTTCTTATGTATCAAAAATACGGATTAGAACCGCCAGGGATTATTAAACAAGCTACTGCTGAGTATAGGAACGAAATGGATGTAGTTACAGCTTTTCTAGAAAGTTGTACAGGCACAAAAGCAGGAAGTGAAGTCTCCGCTAGTGGTCTTTATAAAGCTTACAATGATTGGGCTAAAGAAAACAATGAATACATCATGAGTAATCGTAAATTTGGTACAGAAGTCAGTAAACGGTATGACAAAGTAAGAAAGAGCAACGGTCAGGTATATATGGGATTGGAACTAGTTAAGGCATATAAGCCATATGGCATTAGTTTTAGAGGGGCAGGTGCATAGAGATGGAGATTAAAGAATTGGATACTACAGCTAGTAATAATGAATGTATGCCGGAGTGTTTAGCAGGTTTTGAGCAGGCGTATTACATATCAGCCAGAGGATTATATCAACAATATGCTGCAGGTCATATAACCCTCGAACAGGCTAGACAGGAGAAGGCACTAGCACTTAAGAAGTATCAAGACGGTAAAAGGGAATGGAATTATTTCATGGAAATCCATGCATTACAAGAAAAGCTTGTAGAGCTTAAGAAACAGGGATTTAATAGTGTTTCAGAGTGGGAAATATTAGAGACGTTGGATAAGATGCTACATGATATATAGCAACATTTTGGATAAGAGGTGTGCAAGGTGAGACTTAAAAAGTTGAGTACCATGGTGAGCACCTTGCACTTATAGAAAAAAGATTATTACCAACGTATGGTATGTAAAGTAATAATAACTTATACGTGACAGATAAAATAATTTATTTATTAGAATGGGGGTTGTGAAATGAAGTATTATGTATATCAACATATTTATAAAGATGCTAATAAGAAAAGAGATGTGCAAATTTTGGATGTAGCAGGTCTTG